AGGTAGTACCAAAACTAATTCAAACTCAACTATTAAAAAATCCAGTAAACCAGCAGAAACAGGTGAAAAAAGATTACAGGCCAGTTTAGACATTTTCAATGACACTAATTTCATGCAAAATGTGTTGCACAATTATGAATCAGTAACTTACGATATAACATGGGCAATGGCTGGTAAAAAATTTATGACTGAATTTTTTGAAAGAGAAAATGCATTAACATCTGGCTACTCAACCAGCAATGAATTTTTTGATTATTCAACTGACAAAGATCCAAACATGTTACTCAAAGAATCTCAACAAATGATATCAATACTGTCACGTACTGGAGAAACTATTACTACCATCACAAATTTGGAAATGGAAAACACATTTGGGTTAACAAGAGCAGACAGAGTCAACACCGCGGCTGTTATAAGATTTAGCGTGACACAACCACAGTCAGCCAACTTGATTAAACAGATATGGTTAGCATCACAAGAACTAGGTATTGAGCGTTATCAACAACACCCTTTTTTAATCCAAGTTTATTTAAAAGGTAGAAAAAAAGACAGCACATTAGTTGGCGATTACAAACCAGTGAAAACTGAAGATGAAAGAAACTTAGGTATACACAATGCCTCCGGCATTGAAATACCAGGCACAAGAAGATTGTATGCTATTATGATAAGAAACATAACATACAGAGTCGAAGCCGGCGGTGCAGTGTATCAAATTGAAGCCATAAGATATGGTGATATTGGCAAAGCAGATGATCATCAATTGATTGCAGATATGAAAATATCTAACATTAAAAAATTCAAAGATTTCACAGATGGGTTTGCATCTGAATTAGCACAACAAGAACAGCACAATTTAGGAGTTACAAAGTATCTGTTAGACAAATATAGTTTTTCTATAAAAGGCTCAGATGAAGATATTACTGGAATAACAGAATCTCGTATAGTAACAGATGCTGAAAAAAACAAACATATTATATTTGGTAAAGATTTAGATAACCCAGTTGTAACAACAGAAATTGATTATGATTCAAGTATTACTGAAGTACTTGAAAGACATTTGGCCAGAACAACTTTTATGGTAGACAAAATCAAAGGCATTCAAGAACAGTTGGCTGACATTGACAAAGATGCTGTGGAAAAATGGGACGAAATTGCTATAACCAAAAAAGCATTTACAATCACAGCACATGCAATACCAATGGGTTTTGACAGTTTACGGCAAGACTATCAAAGACATTTTCATTATGTTATTACAGTCAGTGATTGGGCCACAGTGCAGTCAGGAATCATACAAGAATATCAAGCACCCGAAACAAGACACAAACAAAGAGTCAGTACCATGATGGAAAATGCATTGATTAATAAAAAATACAATTATTTGTTTACAGGCGATAACATTGATGTTTTAGAATTTAATTTAGATTTCAATTATCAATATGTTTATCCTTATGATCAACTGCACGGTGTCTTTAAAAGATTACCTGAAGCAACCATGATAAAATTTCAAGAAAATGCAACCGAAGAAGCAAATAAAAAAGAAAAAAGCAATGAAATGAAATTGACTTTTAGCAAAGCGGCAGAAGACGGTGTAATATCAGGTGCTGAGCACAAACAAATATTACAAGCAAGAAAATTCTTTTTGGAAAACTACACAGAGCAATTACAAAATGGTGCAGTTGAACCTGACGCTGGCACACTAACAGCCTATCAAAATTTGATTAATGAATACAACAAAGACATTCAACAGTATAACATCAAACAAGGAGATGCTGGTATAAAACTAAAAGAAGTTGAAAGATTTAATGATCTTAGAAAGACAGCAGATGATAAAGGACTTGAAATTAAAATTGGTGGAAAGTGGCGCTTGGCTGAGAAATTGGAAAATGATAATGTTAACTTGTCCGAAGATTCATTGACAAAATTAAATGTTCAGTTTTATGGCAGAGCAGTTAATACACACGACGGTATGACAGATGCTGGTTCATCTGAAAATGCAGAAGCACAACGAGTTTTAGAAAATTCTTTTGCAGGTGGTCCTGGAATAGATTTAATGTCAGTGACCATGGATATCATAGGTGATCCATATTGGTTACCAAGACCTGAAATTGATACTTTAGAAAAAATACTACAAAATTTAGGTGTATCTGCTGATCCAAAATATGAAAATATGATACTGTTTCAATCAATGTATCCAGAAGAAGTTGATCCTGGTTCTGGAATGATTCCACCAGTAAGCGAAAGGCGGGATGAAATCTTGACAGGCATATATAGAATCTATAAAATAGAACATAGATTTGAAGGTGGACAATTTACACAAAGACTGCACCTACAAAGAGATGTATTAACTGATTTAAGTTTTGTTGTAAATCAACGAGGTGTTAAAGTAGGAAACCAATAATAAATGTCAAAAAAAACACAATCTTCATCAAGCAATTACAAATCTCGTAGAGATGGCAATAGTAAATCAATTGATTATGGTGTTATAAAAATAGCAGAAGTGATGAGTGTGACTGATTTAGCCAGAATGGGCAGAATGCAAGTACATATCATAGGTTCAAACACACCAAGAACTGACAAAACAAGTTGGAAAACAGTAATTTGGACTTCTCCGTTTGCAGGTGCTACCAGTACTAGTGGTTTAAGAAAAGGAGAACTAGAAGACACATATGCAGGCACACAAACATCATATGGTATGTGGATGGTTCCACCATCAATTGGTAATTTGGTTGCAGTTGCATTTGTCAATGGTAATAGTAACTATGGTGTATGTATTGGTTGTTTGTTTCAACCAGGCATCAATCATATGGTACCAGGTATTGCCAAAGGTAAAACATTTGGTGAAAAATCACCTATTGTGCCGTTAGCAGAAGTAAACAGATTAGGTGATGAATCACAACTAGCAAACATATTTGACATAGAAGCTCACACAGCCAGAGGCGAGCCCATTGATAAAGCCAAACGACCTGCCCATGGTCCTCATTATCAAGGTTTAATAAATCAAGGTTTAGAAAATGATGAAATTAGAGGTCTTAGTGATTCATCTGCTAGAAGAGAATCACCAAGTCAAGTTTTTGGTATTTTAACACCTGGTGGGCATCAGTTTGTAATGGACGATGCTAATCAAAAACACATTAGATTAAGAACATTAAATGGTTCACAGATATTATTGGATGACACAAACAACACAGTTTACGTGACTAACAGCACAGCAACTGGTTGGGTTGAAATAACAAATCAAGGTAAAATTGAAATATGGGGTGCAGATTCAATATCAATGAGAACTGAAAAAGATATTAATGTGAGAGCAGATAGAGATATTAACTTTGAAGCAGGTAGAAATATTAATATAAAAGCCAATTATACACTTGATACTGATTCAGCAGGCAATTACACTCAACCCAAATCCACTAGAGATTTAGGAGATATAAAAGGTAATTTACATATTGATGTTGCTGGTGAAACCAAAATAAAGTCAGATGACGATATTAGTTTAACAACAAACAACAACACAAACATATACTCAGGTTTAGATTTAAAACTAACACAACTTGGTACATCACATATCAATAGTGGTATTGGTCATAGAGAAACTGCGGCCGGTGGTGCAGGCAGAATTGATATGAATTCTGCAGGCTTTGATGCATTGTTATTAACGCCAATATCAGGAATTTCATTTTTAACAGATGCTAATGGCAATCTGTTATACACAAACATTTTAGAAAATAGAACAGGTTCAGCAGTTAACTCACCAAGAGAAACAGAATCACAACGAGGGTCTATTACTACTAGATTCCCAACCAGAGAACCTTATTTAGATCACGAAAGCAAAAGTACAACTAATCAGTCATAAAAAAAGAGCGATATTTCTACCGCTCTTTTTATTCAAAGATCTTTGAGGTCTAAGATTATTTAGACTTATATATGTGATATAAAATCCAAACAGCCACCAAGCCTAGTAATCCTTGATCACTAAATCCTGATAGTATTGCCTGCACATTTCCAATTACAGAAATGTTTGGCCAAAACGGAATACCTTGGCCGCTGAATAACACTTCAAGAACAATCCCAAGTGCTATTAATGATACACCGACATCTGCTAATGCTGACGCCCATGATTTTACTTTGTTAATAATATCCATAATAAGGACCTCCTAACTGTTTTAAAGTTGTGCTTAATCTAACATATTAAGTGGATAAAAGCAAGACTTTATTTGTTCAATTTTATTTAAATTGTGGATAATTTAATTAACACATCATTTAATTTAAATGCAATTTTATTGATGTCGATAAAATTTTCATAAAAAAAGGCGATGTTGCCACCGCCTCTATTTTATTTTTAATTACGCTAATGATAAATTCACAGCACTTGGACCTTTAGGTCCATCTTGTGTGTCAAACGTAATTTCGTCGCCTTCATTCAACTGTCTTAAGCCTGCGGCCTCAACTGCTGAAATGTGTACGAAAACATCTTTATCTTCACACGTAATAAATCCAAAGCCTTTAGTGGCATTGAACCATTTTACTTTTCCTTGTTGACTCATGTTGTTCTTTCTTTAGTTTTAGTATTTGTTAATATTTGAGGAAGTTTGTATCTAAAATTAGGGCGGGAGTTGTTAATTCTACTGCGTCTTGTCTTATTACTCTTAACTCGTCATTATTTACCAAATAAAAAAAAAGGGCGATATTTACCGCCCTTTTAAGTTTTATAATAATATTGTTATTATTATGCGTTTGCGTTGATTACAGTTTTACCTGTATCAGCAAGTAACTCAATTACAGAGTTTTTGATTTGTTTAGCAACTTCGTAGTTACCAGAACCAATTACTCTTACATTGAAGTCATAACCTTTTGATACTAGTTCCGTTGTTGGAGTTTTTCTAGACATCTTTAGGTTTTTAAATTTAATAACACCACCGTTAATAGAACCAGTGTTATCAAGTGTGTTTTTTGCTTCATCCATAAACACACCAACTTTGTTTGAGACTCTGCCTTTAGCAAATTCTCTTGTGTATACTACATATTGTTTAGTTCTTGCCATTTTCTTTTTACCTCCTAGTAGGTTTTTAAGTAAGTTAAACATATAATAATATATTACTACAGGTTGTAAGAAAAGTCAACCAATAAATCCAAGTTTTTTAGCCAATTTCAGAATCTTCCAACTTTATTCCAATATTTTTAAAAAATAATGGAGCAGTTTTCATAAGTTCCTGTTTGATTTCGGCTGTGTAAAGGCTTATATCTTCTGGTTCAAATAAGACATCCACATTTTTGGACAATTTATCATTGTAATAGTCTGTGATTGCATCAAGTAGTTTGTCTGCGGTGGCTTTTTCCATGTACCACCAGTTTTTGCCAGAAGCAAAGTTTTTTAAATTAGCACTCATACATTTATAGTATATGATCTGCTAGTTTTAAGTCAACCATTTGTTTGGCTGTGAAATATTGGTCTGAAGGATTGTTAAATTTTTTACGTACTTCTGCTAATGGATATCCTGTAGCATCTCTTAGGATTTGCATTGATCTTTGCTCACAGTTTACATTTTCTTTCATTTGTGCTCTCATATCGTGCATTTTAGATTCCATTGCATCAGAATGTTGATGATTCATTATACCAGTGTTTTTACCAATGTATCTTTCACCTTGTTTGCCACTAGCAAAAATCAAAATACCAGCACTCATTATAGCACCAATGCCAATAGTGGATATATGATGATAACTGTTTCTCATTACATCTACTAATGCAAATGTTTCATATAAGTCACCGCCAATTGTGTTGACATATAATTTTAGAGTTTTTTTTGGCTTTTTATTGATGTTACAAGCAAGAATCCATTTGATTGTTTTTGAAATATTTTCTTCACAGATTTCTCCATTGAGATAATGTATATCGTCATTTTGAAGTAGTATTTCTACTCTGTCTTCTGCTGAAAATGTATCAAGTTTTTTCATTGGTTAAATAGTATATGTTAATATGTTAATAACTTATTTATTATGCCAAGTCAAGTAAATAGTTAAGTTAGCATATAAAGACAACAATAAATATTTGCAAGGAAAAACATGGCATATTCTAGTTCAACATCGCAGATCACTTCAACTGCAAACAGCAGTGAAAATACAGGTACAGCCCAAATATACAAGGGCTTTTCAACACTTTCTGGCAACAAGAGTAATATGCTATATGATATTGACGTGGTCAAGCAAGATTTAATCAATCACTTTTACACAAGAAAAGGCGAAAGAGTAATGGAACCTGAATTTGGTTCAATTATCTGGGACTTGCTGTACGAACCACTTGATGAAAGTGTTAAAGAAGATTTGATAGAAGATTGTTCAAGAATCATAAACACAGATCCAAGATGTGAATTATTAGATATTAATCTTGATTCATTTGGTAACGGAATTAGAGTTGATATCAGCATTAATGTTTTACCATTTAACAAACAAGCAACAATGCAATTAGAATTTGAAAGAGAAACATTATAATGAGTCAGATAGTAAGACAAAACAATTTATTTGCCGCAGAAGAATGGAGAACAGTTTACAGAAGTTTTTCACAAGCAGACTTTACAGCATATGATTATGATTCAATCAGATCAACTATGCTTAATTACATTTCAGTTAACTATCCTGAAGATTTTAATGACTATATTCAATCAAGTGAATTTATTGCTATCATAGATTTACTTGCATACCTAGGTCAAAGTATTGCATTCAGAACAGATTTAAACTCAAGAGAAAATTTCTTAGACACAGCAGAAAGAAGAGATTCAATTATAAGATTAGCAAAACTAATCAACTACAGAATAAAAAGAAATGTACCTGCAAGAGGCATTTTAAAACTTACAAAAATTTCAACAACAGAACCAATTGAAGATTCAAACGGAAACAACTTGTCAAATTTAACAATCAATTGGAATGATCCAACTAATGCTGACTGGTACGACCAATGGTTAACTATAGCAAACTCTTTATTTGTTTCTACAAACCAATTTGGTAATCCGTCATCAAAAGGCATTGTTGGTGGCATCAACACAGAAATTTACAACGTTAATTCTCAAACTGATACCAGTGTGGTAAAACCTTTTTCAGCAAAAGTAGATGGTATCAACACAAAAATTGAAGTTGTTAAATCACAAATCAACACTGATGGCTACTTAGAAGAAAGATCCCCAGACCAAACAGATGCGTTCACTATGATATACAGAAATGACAACCAAGGGTTTGGTTCAACAGACACTGGTTTCTTTGTATATTTCAAAGAAGGTGAAATGGAATATGAAGATCAATTCTTTTCAACACCATTGCCTAACAGAACAGTTTCTATTAACAAATCAAATGTCAACGATTTAGATGTTTGGGTACAAAAAGTTAATGCATCAGGTGTACCATTAGAAAAATGGAAAAAAATTCCTTCACTATTTGGTCAAAATGCAATTTACAATTCATTGGCTCTAGCAGAAAGAAATGTTTTTAACGTGCAATCAGAAAACAATGACAAAGTTAAAATTTTATTTGCTGATGGTAATTTTGGTACAGCACCCAAAGGCAACTTTAGATTTTGGTACAGAAGAAGCTCAGGCAAAGGTCAAATACTAAGAGCAAACAGAATTCAAAATCAAGAAATTAATGTGACTTATTTGAACAAAGCAGGTCAAGAATATGTGGCAACATTAAGTTTAACACTAACTTACACAGTCAACAATTCTTCTGACACTGAAACTAATACAAACATTAAGAACAATGCATCAGTGGCGTTCTATACACAAGACAGAATGGTTAATGCAGAAGATTATGCTATTTTTCCTTTAACACAATCGCAAACTATTCAAAAGATTAAAACAATCAATAGAACGCACATTGGTCATTCAAGATATTTAGACACAAACGATCCAACAGGCACAGTGAAAAGTTTAAACGTGTTTGGCGAAGACGGCATCTTGTATAAAAATCCAAACTTCAACTTAGACACAGAAGATATTACAGGAATAGTTTCTGATAGTTCTAGTTACACTTACATTGTTGACAATGTGTTAGAATCTTTACTAAAAAAATCACAATTAAAAAACTTTTATTTTGACACTTACAAAACAGCAGTTGAAACCAATTACACAAATTTAGGTAACTCTGATAAACA